TAAAGGGGGCTAGAAAATCCACTAAAGTTATTGGAGGAGTAACTAATGGTTTAAAAGGATTGGCAAAAGAAGCTTTAAAAGCTGGGGTTGTTTTTTATGGGGCAAAAGGAATAATAGAAGGAATAAAGCATACTGCTCAAATATCTGGGCAATTAAAAGGCGTAGAGGGAGGATTTAAAAGCCTTACAAAAGGAATAGGTGGAGCATCTGATACTTTAAATAAGCTTCAAAAAGCAACAAACGGAACAGTTTCTAACTTAGATTTAATGACTCAAGCGAATAATGCAATGTTGCTTGGAATATTTGAAAACAATGATCAAATGGGAGAAATGTTTGATGTTGCCCAAAGATTAGGAACTGCATTAGGAAAAGATACTTTATTTGGTGTTGAATCTCTTGTTACTGGTATGGGTAGGCAATCAAAATTAATGCTTGATAATTTGGGAATCATAGTTGATGTAGAGAAAGCAAACGAAGAGTATGCTAAAACACTAGGAAAAACATCAAGTGAACTAACCGACCAAGAAAAGAAAACCGCTTTCAATAATGCTACAATGAAGGAAGCAAAGAAGCTTGTTGAGTCTTTAGGGGAAGAGCAGCTAACAACATCTGATAGAATTAATATATTAAAATCTTCTGCTACAAATATGGCTGGAGTAATAGGAACAGCTCTTACTCCTGCTTTTAATAGATCTCTTGATGTCATGGCTGATTTTTCTGTTCAAGTATCTAACGCTGTAAACACATTATCAGAACTTGATTTTGGAGAAACTGGAAAAAATATTATTAAAAATGTCGATGCTTTATTAACAGCAGTTGGTGATTCTTTTATGCTTGTTTTTGATGGGATGTCAGAGTTTTTTGAGTTTTCATTTAATAAAATACTACCTATTGCAAAATCAGCACTTGATATTTTAATTGGGGCTATAAGTGGAGTTGCTACTTTTATATGGGATCCAATTAGTATTGGGGCTAGAATGTTAGGAGTTACGATACAGAACTTTTTTATAAATATGTTTAATGGCATCAAAGAGCAGTTCAATTCTTTTGCTGATTCTTGGGCTGGTGAAAAATTAGGAATAGAAAAATTAGGAATGACTGACCTAGTTGATATGGAAGGTTTAAAGGAGGAATTTGCTAAGACGGATATAGGTGAGTTATTTATGGGGACGGATGATGTTCAAACAGTAAGTGACCTTACGAGCCAATTAGGGGAGGTGTGGGGAAATTACTATAATAACGTGGCTGTTTTAGCCGAGCAATCAAATGAGAAGGTCAAAAAGTCTACTGAGGGCGTGACTAAGGCTACAGAAAAAAATACTGTAGCTGTTAAAAAAATGAGTATTGAGTCTGCAATATCTTCAGGGCAATCTGCCGAGTCAGCGGCTGGGGCTGCAAGAAGTATTATAAAAGCTTATATTTCTCAGGGTATAGCGGCTCAAATAAAAGAGGTTTTTGCAAAAGTTCCTCCGCCTATTTCTTTAGTAGCTGCTGGAGTAGCTGCGGCAGGGGCAAGTGCTTTATTTGATAGTTTGATTCCAAAGTTCGCTGAAGGAGGAATAGTTCAAGGAGCAGGAAAACAAGATACTGTTCCTGCAATGCTTACCCCTGGGGAAGTTGTTTTAAATCAAGCTCAACAAGAAAATCTAATAGGGGGGATGGGAACAACCATTAATATTCAAGGTGGGGTAGTGGATGAATCCTATGTTAATAACCAGCTTATTCCTGCCCTAAATAAAGCAACTTCTTTAGGTGCAAGATTAAATGCTTAGTTTTGATGCCAGTTTATCAAATGCTCTTAAATTAAAGAATACAACAGCGTTCTGGGTTTGTAAATTATATTATAATGACGAATCTGCTTTTATAGGGGTATCGGATATAGATAGAGTAGATGGCTCTGATTATTATTACGGGCTTGTATCAAGTTGGGGGAGTTATTCACAATCTCTTAGTTTCTATGATTTTACAACTTCTACAGGAAATATGAGCCTTCGTTTAATTAATGCAGAAAGGTCTATTAAAGGCACAAGATTCTCTGACCTTTTTTCTACTAATAACTTCGCCAATCGTAAGTGGGAATTATTTTTGAATACTAATCAAGCTGGAACATTTGATACGGCAGCTAGGATGATAGCAACAGGAGTAATATCTGGCGATTTTAAATATGACCATAAAAGCATAAGTCTAACTCTTTTAGACCTTAATTCAAAGCAGCACAAGAATGTTCCTACATCTGTTGTTGATTCTTCTACATATCCTAATGCTCCAGAAAAAAATATTGATAAACCTATTCCTATATCCTATGGAGATTTTTATGAGAAAACAGATATAGGAACAATCCCTACTACTCATTTTGATAGGTTCAAAACATTCTATAAAAGTGCCTTTCCTGCGATAATAACAGATAAATTTGATGTAGGGGAAGCTGCTGTTGAAGCCTACGTAGATAGCCAAGCAATGCATACTCTTGATTCTGAAAATATATATTATTACAAGGATGGGAGTTATGCTACTATAACAGGAACAACAGATGCTACAACCAATAACCCTAGAATTGAATTTACTGGCTCTAGATGTAAAGCATATTTCGCATTAAGCAGCTCTGGATTTACAATTACTGAAAGCGGCTCTGGAACATTTACTCATACAAATGAAGCAAATATATCAAATGGAGTTTTTGATACTTCTAATATAACCACGATTGAATGTGCTAGTGGCGATAGCGTTACTGTTACTTATGCGTTGCCCCCTATAACTAAATTAGGTGAATATGTGGGGATAACAGCTGTAACAAAATTCGGAGATGTAACTAGGGCTGGTTCCGCTAGTGCGTTACTTACTTTAAATCAGTTTCTAGTTGGGAATACAGCTTATGGGGCTGGAACAGTTACATCAAATGCTGAGTTATCTAATAGTATTGCAAGTTCGTTCTCAGGAGATACGGCATCTTGGAACTTTGAAGGGACATTGGCTTATAGTTTATCTGCTGGGGCTGGAAATGGAGATCTTTCTGTTAAGGTTCTTGAATCTGGGGTTGTAGTAGAATTTGATATAGATACTATTGAATCTCATAAGTTCACAGAATTATATGAGGTAACTAAATACAAAGCGGTAGATATTAGTTATGATGAATACGATACAATGATTCCTGAAACAGTTACTAGAACTAGAACAAAAACAGCTATTTATCCAACAGAAATTGAGCACGTATATGTTTCTGGAAAGGGAAGAAAATACGGCTCTTGGATTGATGCTGACTCAAGAGATAATGGATATGACCAAAATGACCTTATTGAAAACCCTGTGTATATGATAGAGGATATTCTTAGAACTGAATTATCTATGTCATCTTCAAACATTGATTATGCCTTGTTTGATACCGCTGGGAATACAACTAATGGGCATATCACAAAGCCTTTCAATGATGCCGTAGGAGATATAAAGTTTGCTTTTAGCCAATATAAATTTATCAATTCAAAAGAGCTTATAGACCGAATATGTAAACAAATATTTAGTTGGGTATGGTTAAGCGGAGACGGTAAGGCAAAAATAAGAACATTGCTTAGACCTGGAGACACATTCTCAGCAGATAAAACAATTGACTTTCTTGATATAAATTTAAAATCAATCTCTAGGTCTGGGTTAAATACTGTTAGGAATGATATTACTGTTAATTATAACTATGATTATGGACAAGACCAGAATTTAAGTAGAGTGAATACAACAGATTCAACATCTGCTGGGACTACTGTAAATGGTAATAATCAATCTTTAAAACTAAATCTAGATGCAGAGGGGGTATTGGATTCAACAACTGCTACCCAAATGGCGGATGGATATAAAGCGATATTTAAAGATAGAAAAATTATATTAGAGTTTGATATTTTAACCCCAAAGTATAATGACCTAGAAATTACAGACCACATTACTTTTAGTAATTGGGATAGTGATCTGAAGCTATATGGAACAGCGTTTAGTTCAGATTATTTTTTAATAACAAGTATATCAAAAAAGATAAATGGCTGTTCAATTAAAGCTATAAAGGTAGACGCATAATGGCTAACATGGATATTAAAACCCCTAAGTTTTTTACAGATTTTCCTAATTTTTTGATGGCTTCAGGGACTGCTCAAAATGGAAACTTTGATGTAATGAGTGGCTCAGATTTAATCAATACATTTAACGCTGGTAGTGAAGCTGAATTATTTGACATGAAGCCAATGAATCAAGTTCATTTTGAAACATCTGGAAGTTCAGCAATAAAGGCTGACCATGTATTAATTAATATAGACTTGGGTAGCTCTGCCTTTAATTGTGACTATGTAGCGATACTAAATCATAATATGAAAAGCTCTAATACAAAGGTAAGAGTTGCTCATAGCGATACAGAAGGCCATGTCCAAGCTGCCGACATGGGAAGTGCTACTGCTTGTGCAAATATGGTAGAAGTTGTTAACGCTGATTCAATAGCTAATAATGTCGCAGAACCAGCAACTGATGGCT